AGGCGTTTCAGTATGCAGGGTAGCTGGAATATATAAAACCAGGCAAAACTAGGTGGTTTCTTCTTGTATGGTTCTACCTATCATCATAATTGCCACTGTAAATCGGTCAGTGTTGAACCGCAGATTCAGTCGCTCGGCCAAATTGAAAGCATGACCTGGATTTGGAAAACTAGTTTTTACATACTTGGCACCTGGATAGTCAAATTGTAAATTGCGTTTTCTTATTTGAATGGGTCTGCCAAAATAGCACACAGCATAGATACAATCGGCTTCGCAAACTTCATAAGCCATGTCATCTGGATCTACATCTTGTAATAATATATTAGGATTGGGTCGTGCCATGTGTTGTACTTTGTCCGTGGGCTGGGCCTCGTTGTCTAATGCCAGCATCGTGGGCAATCTTCAAAACTGTTATTCTACTCAATCCATACTTGACGCCCAACTTGGTATGATTTGCATCGGCTATTCTTAGATCCTGAAGCAATGCTTGTTTGTCATAAGATTTTCTTTGCTTAGGCTCATAATCTTGTGAACTGCGGTCAGCCTTTAATGGACCCGGCTGGCGAACTTTCATATTATGTTCATCCAGTTCTGGTGGTGACCATTTATAAGTTGATGTTTTAGTATGACCCACTTGATATGCAATACATCCTGTTGACTTGGCCAAGTCAAGCCAACGAATGTTATCATATGTGCTGGTCATGATCATGTTCCATTCTGCATAATGAAAAACCAATGACCAAGGTTCATTTAACAAATGACGAAAAGGCATGCCCTTGGGCATGATCACTGCCGCACGGATGCCCTCGGTGTTGGGCATTTCACTTATGAATTTATAATCTTCACAAGCCACTGACCTTCTTAATATGCTTTGTGGGCTTGGGTATTTGGATCTGTATGATCGATTTCGGCCTTTGTAATCGGGATACCATTTATTTGGAGTAAGAGATTCTAACATACCCATACTTACTGGCTGTTGGGGTCAGCGTTTTGATCAATTCTTTCCTGCTATCTTTTCTTGGCTACGACCATATGCCGCAAGTCCTAGGACTGCTCCCATGGCAATGTGATACAAGCCCGCACCTTGTAGTGTTAATGGACTCCATTGGCTTGTGACTTGTCCACCTTGTACTGCTTGTAGGATTGACCATAGCACAGGAAAGATGATAAAGTCTGTGGCACATGTGATCATGTAGATGAATGCCATCATAGGACGCCATTTGCTGTTGATAAAATCACCAAACCTATCATTTGTGGCCAGTGTATTTTCAGCACCGCCACGGGCTGTGACAGCGGCCGCATCAGCAATGGCCTTGGTCTTGGCAGCATCATCAGCACTGCTCCAACCACCTGAGGCCACTCGTTGATCTACATTCATTTGAACTTGTGGACTCATGGGAAACATGGTGTTATTATAATCCTCTAATTTAGGCATTACTTGATGTGGACTACAATGTAGCCCAGTAAACTTAATAAGCCAACCACAATGCTACCTGCTGTGACAATTATGGTCTTGAACTTTTCATTCTGTTGATTACTGATCAAGCGTTTGATATCATCAAAGTGGCTTTGTGTGCTGTCTTTGATCTCTCGTATATCAGTTTCAATGCGATCAAACCTGGTTTCTATGTTGGCAAAGCGTTCTGTTATATGACCATAGCGTTCAGCACAAATGGCTTCATGAGTATCTAGTTGTGCTTTAGTTCTATCTATTTGAGTCATGGGTTTTTCCTTAGTATTTCGTCTACCTCTGCTTGACGCATGGCCTGTATCAGTTGCTTGCATTCTCTTATGGTCCTTAATAATCTTTTATCAGTAACTATATCACTGAGTTCATTTCTTTTTCTTTGTGGCAGCGGCTTGACTTGCCCGAATGGCTTGGGCTTGACGAACTGCCCCGGCTCTCGTTGGGTAAACTTTTCCTGAGGTTCCATACTGCCATCCTTTGCCGCCTTTAGGGCCTGTTGCTCGATGTATAGGCATATTTACTGACCTATATATTTCTTTGGTGGTTTCTTACCACGATTCTTGCGAGTTCTTTCGCCTCTTAATGGTAATGGTCTATGTGTTGACATTCAGTTTCTCCTTAAGCGCCTACTGGCACTAAACTTGTGATAATACAGGCTGTGCTGGGTCCAAATGCTGTGGCAGCAAATGCAGGGAATGTGACATCTGTATCACTGACAGCGTAAGCAATTTCCCAATAGTCTGTGGTGTTGGCTGAACTAACAATGTAGTTCCAAGCAATGATCTGCAAACTGCCTGCGTTGTTTTTTGGCACAGTGGTTCTACCCATACTGCCCACAACATCTGTGCCGTTCTTGCGTAGCCAAATATAAGCATCGTGATCGTTGGCGTTGTCCACATTATCAACCTGCACACTGAACTGTAAATTGTAGATGCCTGCGGCACCTGGAATTAATCTTGAGGTGCTACCCACTGTGGCTATGTTATTGACATCCGCTGTGCCCAATGGAAATACATAGGCAGTATCTGCGGCCACTGGTGTTACAGTTGTAGCATATTGGAACTGACCATACACACGATTGTAAACAATTTTGTCACCTGTGACACCTATACCTGTGTTGGCGTAAGCACCTGTGTTCAGTGTGAATGTGTTGGCTCTAAGTGTGCAACTGGCTGCGGTATGATCCACAATGTTCAAGCGGTTTGCTGGATTCAATGGTGTGGCCAACGGCAATGCACGAATTCTATAACCACCACCTGCATTGGTCACTGTGGGTATTGAGAACTGCTGTGTGCCTGGCAGTGTAGGTGCCACTGTGTGTGGAATACCTAAAGTGATGCTGGTCAAACTGCTTACAAGACCACTTACAGGATATGTGCCATCTGTGATATTGGTCACATTGGCCACAGTGACCAGGGCATTGCGTCCAAACGGATATGAAGTTTGTCCTGCTAGTGTAAATGTTGCACCACAACGAGTCAAAGTCAATCCTGTCAGTGTGCCTGCTGTGGTATCAATTGGAGGACCATTGGGAGTGGCTGCAAGTGTTGCTGTTGTGCTACTGTTGGTGGCAATGATCCAATAGTTCTGTCCTGACACAATACCAGTTGCTGTTCCAGTCAGAGTGCCTGTGACACGAATGGCTTGACCAATATTAGGAGTAGTGGTGCCAAAACTTATTTGACCTTTGGTGCCTGTGACAGCAGGTGTGGTCATTGCCGCACGGAAACTTGACGCTACTGCGGTGATGTTGGCACTGGTCAATGTCAGTGTGCCATCCACCAAGTTTTCAGCCGCATAGCCTTGTGTTTGTATAACATGACTGGTGCCTGTGCCACCACCTTGATATTGTGTGGCAATGTCATTGGTAAAGGCAGAGGTGGCATAACCGTTAAAGTTGTGTGTGCCCAACACAGTGCCTGACAGTATTGCTGATGGTGCCACACTGTTTGTGCCTAGCCAAGGAAGGTTTACACCTGTGACACTGTTGCCTTCTGCGGCTCTAAAGTTCAGTGCAGGAGCAAGATTGGCCGCCGCCAAACTATCACCATAATAGTGAATGTATTGAGCGTTGGCACCATAACCAAGAGTGTTGGGTTCAAAACTTGATGCGGCTGAATATCCGTTGTTGTCTGTGGCAGTGGTTAATGTGTTTGCAGGAAACACATAACTGTTGTTGGTTGAGGCTTGAGCCTCACCACGCAATCTTTGAACACCATCAAAAACGATTACGCCAGTGCCGTTTGGATCTAAAGTGATGTTGCCATTGGTATCAGTGCTGGCTATCGTGTTATCTGTAGCAACACCCACAGTTAAATTGCCTGCTGTGACACCTGCAAAAGTAGGACTATTGCCTGTGCCCACTGCTTGTCCAATAGCAATTGTGGCAGTCGAAGCATCTGTATAACTCACTGTAACACCAGTGCCATCAGCAAATTTAACTGTGTCTGTTGTGCTGTCGCTACCTACCAAGTTTAAATTAGCACCACCTGAAGTGCTACTGATGTTTTGTGTGTAGGTTGTATTTGTGTCTGTTGCGGCAATGGTGACGGTATTGGCATCTGTTCTGGTCACAGTCACATTGGTCCCGCTTGCAATCTTAACATCATCAGTGGTAGAATCGCTACCTGTTAATCTTAAATTGGCTCCACCCGTCGCAGTTTCAGCACTGACAGCATAGGTTGTATTGTTGTCAGGCAGGCCATCAACATAAGTTTTAGTTGTTAAATCAGTGCCTACAGTAGGACCACTTGGATTTACACTAGCGTATGTTGTTACATTGTCAGTAAAGTTAATGCTTTTACCACTTGCACCTAATACACCCGCAGTATACTTGCCTATTCTAACGCTAAACGGAGCAGAGGTGCTACCAGTTGCTCGCAGATTTAAAAACTCACCATTGTCAATGTCGTTACTGCCAAACACAGTTGAATTACTTTGAGCACTGGTTGTGCCATTGGGTGCCATTACACGGAAGCCTGAACTGTTGCCAGAGGTGCTTTGAACTTCTGGCCGATTGGCACGATCATTGTTTTCATTGTAGCCAATTGTGGTTGATTGTGCTAGGTTAACATTGTCGCCTTGAACTGTTAGGTCATCTGTGACAATTAAATCATTACCAACAGTGACATTTTTAGGGAATGTTGTATTTCCAGAACCATCCAGTAGTGTAATTTGATTTGTGACACTGGCGCCAGTGTATTGAGTGAAATAAATTGGTTCAGTACCATCATCGCCTGTTGAAATTTCTAGGTAACCAGCATTACTCGAACCTCCACCTGAGATTCTCCAATAGTCATTGGTACCAACTACACTTTGAATATAACCTGTGACACCAATGTTACCAACCACATCAACTTTCTCTGCTGGACTTGAAGTTCCAAAGCCGATCTTATGTGTGCTGGGACTTACATAGATATCATTGGTATTAACGCTGAAACGACCAGCCACATCAGTTGTATCTGTTGCAATGGTATTACCCAATGTAGTGGATCCATTAACATCAAGAGCTGTATTAACTGTTAGAGCACCCCAAACATACATGTCACATGGTGGTTCACCACTTGTTCCAAACTTAACAAGTTGTCCACCAAAACGACCAAAGTTCAATGTTGTTGGCGTATCAAACAAGTTAATGGCCGTTGCTGGAGCATCCAATCCGGTTGTTTGTAATTGTAATATGCCTGTGGCTGAATTAAGAATCAAATTGCCTGAGGCAGTGGTAATAGTATTATTGTTGGCACCACTGGCAACCTGAACATTACCAAGTAATGCACCTGAGCCTTCAATGTCGCCAAATAAAACATTGCCAGCTGAACCAGAAAATACTTCACTAGTATTGGTTGCATCTGGAATGACTGTGAACACACTTGCACTATCATCCCAACCAAAGAAACCACGCTTGGCCGCGGCACCAGTGTGATATCTAAATTCAATACCGCGATCCTTATTGTCATCACTGCTGGGAGCAGTGTCACCACCCAAGGTAAAGATTGGATCATCAATGGTAACAGTTGTACTGTTGACAGTTGTGGTTGTTCCGTTGACAGTTAAATCACCACCAACAGTTAATTTGCCAGCAACAAAGGCATCAAGTGCAACACCTAGACCACCATCAGTTTGAATACTACCTGTGGTGCCACTGGTTGCATTGGCTTGACTATCAACATTGATTTCACCACCAACCCATAAACCCTTTTTAATACCAACACCACCTTTGACCTGCAGACCACCAGAGTCTTGATTGCTTGTAGCAGTTGTGGTAGCTAACACCACATCACCAGTTGTGGCATTGGCTGTCACTTGGCTAGCACCAACAGTAAAATTACCATTGGCAGTCAATGCATTTTTAACTGTGGTGGTTCCTGAAGTTGACCCAATGTTGATCACTGTACTGGCACCAGCAACATCAACTTGACCAGTAGCGGTGTTGAATACTGTGGCACCACTGGCACCAGCATTGGGGTCTATATCAATAGTGTCGGTGTACACATTGCCATTGATAGTGGCATTGCCTTTAATTTCAGCATTACCAGCAGAAGTCACTTTAAATTGTGGATATGCATTTGGACCACTACTTTCTAATGTGCCAGCATCCATTAAGAACAGTGCATAATCTGCACTTTGTGTGCCAATACCCACATTAGTTGCTTTTACTTCAGTTCTACCAACTGTGATTGAACTGCTACCTGTCACTAATTCTAAGTTGTATTTTTGTCCAACACCAAATCCAATTGCGGCTTGTAAAGTTGCGGTGCCAGCTGATCCAGTGCCAGTTGTGCTAAAACCTATACCAGCGATGGCATTGGCAAAACTTGTTGCCAGTTTAAAACTTGTGCTGGTAGCGCCAAATATAAAATAATAAATGCTGGTGCTTAAACCTACCAATGTTCCCACTGCACTTAATTTAACTTTGGCACCAGTTACCAATTCAGTTGAACTAAATGCGCCGTTGACTGTGACCTGACTACTCACAATAGTAATACTTGAATATGAAACAATGCTGGTGCTAAATTTTTGTTCCAGGCTCAATGGCGTGGCCACAGCATTGACATCAGCCACTGTTGTCAATGCTGTTATATCAGTTGCTCTTACAGTGGTAGAACCAGCTACAATTAAATTACCTGGAACCGTTTGATTTTGACTGTTACGCCATTGCCCGGTGCTGACATCATAATTTAATAGATCGCCTGAGGCAACGCTGGTAATGGTAACATCACTTAAATCTGTAAAGTTTACAGGGGCTACACTGGTAACACCACCATATGTGGTTCCATCGCCAACCCACATTGGACTTACACCCAGCGCGGCGTGATCCGTTACAAAGAAAGGCTCACCTTGTGCTAACACAAGTGCTAATCTTTGAAAGTTTGTTCCTCTTTTTATTTGTAATGCCATCTTCAAATCCTCATTTCAATGTTATGATATAACCAAACTTGGTTCGCTACCATTAGCGTTTTGACAGACTCTAGCCTGACGAATATATTCTTTATTCACTCCCGGATAAAATTCCCTGGCTATAGTTTCATATTGTGTAGTACTTATGGGGATTCCATATCCACCTGCAGAGAAAGCCCAAGAAGACAACATACCATAAGTTACAAATCTTGTTCCACTTGGAAATTCTAATGTTGAATTTGGAGTTCTTGATCCTGGTGCTATATCACATTGATCTGTTATGGGCAAAGGATTGGCCTCATCATCAAAGTAACAATAAGCAATTACTTCATTGGGTGCAATGATTCTATAATAAATTGGTAGTGTTGCTGCCGCAATAAATGGATTAGCTTGACTATATGGTGGAACAAAGGATCCTAGCAGTCTTGGATGACCATTGTTAGGTGTTGCACCAAGTTCTGGAATTTTTAATGTTGAAAATGTGTAGTTGTAGCAAGGATCTGTATAGGTGCCACCACCTGTGATATATTTCATTGGCAATGCATAAGTGCCTGCTTCTCTTTTCATCTTAGGTGGCATGTTTTGTGTGATCTCACAATCATCCATGATCCAAGTATTTGTAACATTTATTTTACTTAAATTGACCACACCAAAATCTACAGTCCTGTCGGTATTAAAATCATTAGTATCTTCTTGTATGGCACCATCATAGCTAAACTTAATTGTATTTGTTCCTGGGAAGGCTTCAATGTTGATGCCTGCACCATGTGTTAATTTAATATCAGTGCCAGCTGATGCTGAAACAACATCAGTCCCAACAGTTGCTGTCTTGAATGACGCACCTGCACTGGATTCAAATGTAATCTCACCACTGATACTATCAGCACTGATAGTCATACCAGTGCCAGCAACCAAGGTCACTGTTGGAGTTACAGTTGATAAAATGTTGTTGGCACCAACAACAAATTCTTGAAATGGATTTGTTTGTGCATCAAGTTTTGCTTTTTGTAGAATAACTTCTGCATCTGTTGGTATGCCCAACAATTTACCAAGTTCAGTTGTGCTCAAGGCCGATAACAACTGAGGATACAATGCCTTGTAGGCAAAGTAGGCCAGGGCACCAGCACCAAGTATAGGCAACAAACTCAATAAATCTGTACCAGGACTCACTGTGGTTGTATTGCTAATTTGATCTGTTACTTGAACAGGTAGCCATACATTTTCAGCAGTCAATGTGCTGTAAGAACCAAATCCGCTTTCATTACCAGCACGAACTTTAAATTTATAAGTGGCAGCCAATAATGCTTCTGCTGTGAAAATTACACTGGTACCCTGCACATAAGGGCTACCATTGCTGTTGCTCACTGTGCCAAGTAATGTAAAAGTAGAATCAGCATAACCTGCTGTGCTACTGGCCCAAAATTCAAAACGATCTACAATACCACTTGGTATAACACCACTCAATCTAATATACGGAACAGCAATAGTATTGAATTGTGTAATTGTTGGTGCCGCTGGGGTTCCAATGATGTTGATATCTGGGATAGCAATTGGTTTGGTTGGAACCCGTGGTCTTCTTAATTGACCACCAGCAGTATACATGGTCTCATCATATTCTTGTGCTGTGATTTCAACTGCAATGCCACCATCTTCAGTTTCTATCTCTTTTACACGAATCACACGATATGGTTTATTTGTCCATCCATACACACTACTGGTGATACTGATAACATCACCTGCTTCAGTGTTGATTTTGCTATAATCAGTTGCAAATGTAACCACCTGATCCATACGGTTTTGATACAGGGCTAGATAACCAAGTTCTCTAGCCTGCAATGGTTCATTGATTAGATCCAATGTAATTTGTAATTCATTGTCTGGTTCATTTGCATTGCGATAATCAGTGGGCAAATCAAGTGTGATAATATCGCGTTGATCACGCACTTGTCTATGCGGGAATTCAACTCTTACACTATTATATAAACTGTCTAATGATGTGCCAGTTAAATCAATACCAGAAATTATATTAGTATCGTTGAAACTCAATACTGGAGCCGAGTCGCGGTTGATTACAACTCCCCAAGTGCCTGTGGTAATATCGTAATTTAAAAATGCGCCAGAATTATCTGCAAGTCGTTGTAGGTTGGCCAGTACATTGTCTTTTGTGTTGACTAGACCGTTGATTTGATAACGATTGGCAAGAGTTTTTACTGTGTTATCGCTTTCATCAAAATAATTCACAGTGTCTGCAGAATAACTGTTCAATGCTACCAAGGTGGCAGTGTCAATGTCACCAGCATCTATACCTGCACCACTCACAGTGTTTGTCATGTAACTGTACAATGCATCACCAGGTTTGAATAGGTTATTGCTCACTTGGAATTGTAAATTTGGTAATGCAGTAATGCCCTTGTCACGATTGTAGGTGACCTTTACCAGGGCAAATGTAAGATTGGCCATACGATGATCATTGGTCCAATCTGGAAACAGGGTTCTAGCATCTGCTGGCAATACTGCTGGGGCTATTGGGGAGCCACCACTTAAAAAATTACTTGGCAGTGTGGGTGCAAAACTGCCTTTCTCATACAGGTAAATTTGAACAAGATCTCTGGGACTTGTATTCACAGTGCCCTCATCTTGATTGGTCACATAGTCAACTGTGATACCATCACTCTTAAATGTGACCAGTTGATTATCCAAGTACACGCTGTCAATGTTTGTTTTGATTGTGGCACTATCACTGAGTCTGGTTGTGGTAGTTGGCACTTCACTCAGTGTCAAACAGAACCACATTACTTTATTTTGATCCACAAGTTGTGCATCAGTTATACGACCACCAAAATATGCACTACCAAATAACAGTGGTATTGGATTTGTTGTATCTGGACTCGCTTGAAGTCTAACACCTGTGTCAATTGGAGCACTGGCATTGGGGTCTGGTTGATTTCTATTGATCAGTCTACTGACGCCGTAGGCAATCAATATGCGAACAACAGCATTACCTATGCCTGAACTTCCAATTGCGGCCATTGCGGCTGATAAGAATCCTGCCATGTTTTTATTCCTTTATCCAATGCGTTTCTATGCATCGCCATCCACGACGGCTCAAATCAATATTGCTTGAACCAGGTTGCGTAGATAAACTTACCTGATCCACTAATTTATCTCGTATAAATCTTTCACTGTCTTGTTGCCAACGAACAAATAGTTCTGCGCTGGCTCTAGTACCACGATAGGCTGGGTCAACCCACCAAAATAATTCTCTGAGTCTACTACGACGACTGATCCAAGGATCTTGTTCTCGTATGGCACCAATCATACCACCAACATGACCACCAACCTCCATGACCATGAGATATTCTCGTTGTATCATATCAGCAAGTCTACGATTAGCAGAATCATAATCTATCTTGGTCCATTCAGTGCAATCTAATACGCTGGCCTGAGCAAAAGCCACCAACAGACGCATTAGTTGTGCGAGATCTGTAACCTGTGCTGGTCTAATCATCATGTGCCTGCGTATGGTTTACCAAAGTCAAAATTGGTATTGGCAATGGTGGCCACACGATCAAATCCACGATCATCACCACGATAGGCACTACCTACAGCATTGATGGTGATGACTGTTACTATTCCGCCAGAGACTGTGATATTTGCAGTGGCACCTGAACCAGTGCCCGAGACTGTTGTCAATGCAACAGCAGTGAATGATCCATTGGCGTAGCCTGTGCCACCAACAACATTGCCAATTGTGGCGATAGCACCTGTTGAAGTGGTTGTAAGAACTCTAAATTGAAATCCAGTGCCGCTGCCATCTGTGGTAAACTTCAAAATACTACCAGGCCATAGATACTTTCTTTCACTGGTGTTTGTTCTTTGACTGTTATTTTTTGCGCTTAACACATTTATAATGCTTGAACAACTTAAACTGACTGTGGTTGTGGTTGTTTGGCTAAACTGATTGAATTCATCATTGAAACTGTAATTGGCAACAACACCTTTGAAACGAATACTTGGATTGCCGGCTGTGCTTAGTGCAACTCCTGTATCAGCGTTGAAGAACACACGACGAATTGTTACTGGAGTTCCTTTAAGGGCATAACTCATCATGCCAGCAACAAAAGCCTGATCAATTGCCGCAAGACTGATTGTGATATCATTCTTACTTGTTTGTAATTCATTGTTGAACTCACTGACACTCAACAAGATACCTTGTGGTGTGTATGAATATGATACATTGTCTTCTTCTGTGATAGAAAAGGCAGTGTCATGATTGCTGATTCTAAGCATGCCATAATCGGGCACATCAATACTGATAAAAAGTGCTTGACGGATTTTGGCATAACTGGTTAAGTCTAATGCAGAACTCATAGTAGGCTCTCATAAAATTGGAATTCACCATTCCAACCAACAATATCTCTTTCAACAATGGTCCAAGTTGGACAGTCAGTACAGATCAGTTTCCATGATACATTGTTGGCAACAAATATAGGCAATGGATCATTGCTAGGTGTTTCCAATATTGTTCTATGAACCTGAACCAATTGAGTTGCCGCACCACCTTTGACCACATCCGTGGTGATGGTATAAACATGGCCGCCTGCCACATCGGGTTGTATGAAATCGCCAGCCTTGAATAACACAGCACCAGCAGAACCAGGCATACTGCCAAGCACAAACTTTGTTGTATCGCTGGCGGCTTCAGTGGCACTATACTTCCAGGTCATCACTTGTGGGCTTGCCTGGGCACCACGATAACCCAGCATCCAACTGTAGCCTGTGCTGCCTAAACTGACGGTTTGGGTAGTAAGTTTATTTGAATTATCAATATTCTCAATATACCCACGCACATCACTCCAGCGCATGCCTGTTGGCATCGCAACAGTAAAGCGCCATACAGCACCACCACGACTGATGCTACGGACTCTTTGGTCACGGGCAATTGTTTGACTGACCACAGGTCTTTTGTTTATGCTGATACTTTCAGCGTTGTCAAATATCCATTGAAAACTCATATCTTATCTCCTACCTGCTGGTATTGAACTGCGACCTTTTTCAGTCACAGCATATAAAAACTCTGGCTCTCTGGCCAACATCTGGCGAAAGCTGGTGGCATCAACAGCACTGATATTGTATGTAACTTGAGTGTTACCACCACCTCTACTGGCACTCAATTGATTGTTGGGGATGATGGTTCCTGCACTACGACTTAAAAATAATTCGGGGCCATTTTCTCCAACCAGGTAAGGTGTGTTGGCCGCAACAGGTCCGCCACCGGCTCTACCTGGAACACCAGCCAACATTGAAAAGAAGTTGCCAATGCCACTGCCAGTTCCTCCACCACCAAATAAACCCAATGCTATTTGTTTGGCTTGTATCCGAACAAAGTCACTGATGATACTGTTGGCCAGATCTTTGAAACTCAACTTACCAGTTTTGACAAAGTTAACAATGGCATCTTCAAAGCCCTGTGTGAATGTTGCAAAATAACCTTGTGCTTGTTTGCTGGCATTGTTGGCATCTTCAGCATATTGTTTGTATGCTTGTGCCCAACCTGTTCCAAATTCACGACTCTTATCAATTTGTTCTTGTGTGTTCTTGACCAACTGGTCAGTGGTCTTTTGTTGTTCTTCTCTAATTCTTGTTTGTTCTTCTGCACTGACTTGTCCATCCCGACCCAGTTTCAATTGTTCTTGTTGGATCCGTTGTTGAGCGGCCAGTTCGCCTGACAATCTAATGGCATTGATGGTTTGTTCATTCTGTGTGCTAGTTAGATCAATCAGTCTGGTCTTTTGTGTTATGTTGTCATTGTCTCTGGCAAACAATTGATTCAATGAATCTACTCGTTGTTGTTCAACACGCAAGGCATCCAAGTTGGCTTTGGCATACTTGCCAACCGTTTCAATTTGAAGGCCTGTAATTTTTTGTATTCTTGCAATGCTGTTTTCTAATGCTTCCACTTTTGCAGGAGCATTGGCATCAATGCCTATTTGCAATTTGGTTTTAGCAAGTTCATCACTTAAACTTATAATTAAACTTCTTTGGCCTACCAATGAAGCATATTTTGCCTGCTCTATGGCCAATTGCTCTTCACCTAGGCCTATTAGCTTGGTCGACGCATTTAGATCTTGTAACTTATATCCTAGGCCATTTTCATAGTTGTCAGTGAGTTGTTGTTGCTGTAGACTAAACTGATTGATTGCATCGTTCAAGCGATTCTGCAATTCAAATTCTTGTGTTTGTTGCTTGGCTCTAACTGCGGCTGTTCTTGCGGCCAGTTCTGCGGCTCGTTGACCAGCACCTTCTGGTCCACTCAATTGTTTGTTGGCAGCAATGTCTGCTTGAATGCCTTTGATATCTGCATCTGCTTGTGCTTTGATCTTGTTCATCTCATCACGAGTGCGTAATGCGGCCTGTAAGAATGTCTGGCTGGTTGCATCTGCTATGCGTTTGGTGCTGGCTTCTAATGCTTCTTTATTGATGTTACCAGCGGCACCAGGGGCTGTTGGCGTAGGTGCTCTATTCAATAGCCTTCTGTTTTCATTATCTACTTCACTCTGTGGTAAGAAGTTTGGTTGTTTTATGCCCAGGGTAGATTGTATGCTTTTCTTAATGCTGTTGTATAACTTTTCACTAGCATCAAATGCCGCATTAATTTCAACAGCCAGGCTACCAAAGAATGTCAAGAACTTGGTTGATAATGTGTTCTTGAATTTGTCAATGGCATCATTGTATTTGTTAAGTGCCGCAATTTGTTCATCAGTGATGGCATTTTTACCTGCTGATACTTTTGACCAATCAACCCTGGCAGCTTCTTTGCCCAACAAACTGGTTGCAAGTCTTGCTCGTTCAGCAGGATCAGCAATTTGCCCCAAGGCCGCAATGGTCTCTTGTAGGATTGCTTCACTGCTTCTAAGTTTGCCATTGACATCAACTGTGTTGACACCCAATGCTCTAAAAGACTCTTTGTAGGTGTTGTTGCCATCGGCGGCTTCACCAATGCTGACACTTAATTTACTGGCAAACTTTTCAAATGTATCAGTGCCAGCACCAGCCGCAATCAGGCTTTGTTTG